TAGTTGCGGCTCGCAAAGCTATAGACGATGCGTACGCAGCTACAAAATATCAAAGAGATAGAGCAGCAGAATATCCTACATGGCAAGACCAGCTCGACAAAATCTATCATTCAGGCATAGACGCTTGGAAAGCAGATATTAAAGCAATTAAAGATAAATACCCAAAACCATAGGAGGGTAAATAATGTCTAGAGTAATTACAGACTCAATACAACATTCAGGTGGTTCCTTAGAGTTTAGATTTAATACAACACTTAAATGTGCTGAAATTTATAATGGACATGAATGGACTCAGATTGGTCAAGCTACTACTGATGTTGATTATTTAGTAGTTGGTGGCGGCGGAGCTGGTGGTGGTAACTGGCGTGGCGGAGGCGGCGGTGCCGGTGCTTTAAGAACTTCCGTTGGTACACAAGGCGGAGGACAAGCGGCAGCTCCTACACTAACCCTAGCGAAACATATAGCATATTCAGTTATTATTGGTGCCGGAGGTACTGGTGTCGCTGGTACACAAGGTAATAGTGGAGGAACAACTACTTTTGAAACAATAGTATCTAAAGGTGGTGGTGGCGGTGGTCGCTACGCAACCGTAAATGATGGAACTGAAGATGGACTAGCAAGCGCAGACCCTGGAGGAGGATCCGGTGGAGGAGGAGGCGGCGGCTCTAATGTCGGCTCTGGCGGTGCTAGTGGAACTTACGGATATAATGGCGGAAATGGTGCTGGTAATACTCCTCAGTGTGGCGGTGGCGGTGGCGGTGCTGCTTCTGCTGGTAATACTGGAGGTTCTGGAGGAACAGATGGTGACGGTGGTGCTGCATTAGCTAACACTATTACAGGTTCATCAGTTGATTATGCTGGTGGAGGCGGCGGTGGTAACTACTCAAGTGGTAACGTTACTATCGGCGGTGGTGCTGGTGCTGGTGCTAGTGATGGAGATGCAAGTATAGCCAACAGAGGTAGTGGCGGTGGTGGCCGTTCTGGAGATCACTCACACGCCGGTGGTACTGGTAGTTCTGGTGTTGTAATTATTCGACTTCCAAGTTCTATTACAGTAACATTTTCAAGCGGTGTTACCTCATCAAATGCTACTGTAGGATCAGATAAAGTTTATACAATTACTGCAACTTCAGATAATTCTCAAACAGTTACTTTTAGCTAGTGGATTTACCCACTATAGTAATTCCACCAGTAGAAAAGATAGAAACAATATCAATACCTTTACCAACAGGAAACGTTCCTTTTTATAAACCTTTAGTCGTTCCACCTAGCGACTTGAGGGAACCAGAAGGTGTACAACCTGAAGCTTCAGAAGAGACAGATACAGGTATAAGAAATGTCAATATACCAATCCTGGATTTTGATGTACCTCTACCAGAAAACGAAATACTTATAACGGCTTCTACTACAGCAGTCGTTTCTGTAGCTGCAACTTTAACTGCAACAGCAGCTTTTAAATGGGTTGTTACAGCTATGAAACCAATACTTAAAACAGCATGGAAGAAGATGACAAAAGAGAATGGCTCCATGACGGGATAAAAATATTTATTCTTTTATGGTCCATGGTGCTTTTATCCTGTAATTATATAAAAATACACGATAAGAAAATATTAGATTTTGATAGCACATTTATTGCTTCGATCTTTTCAACATCCGCAGCCAGCCTAGGATTAAAAGGAATAGGTGGTGGCAGATTAAATGGAAATGGAAACGGACAAACTAAAAAACCAACAACAAAAGCATGAAAAAATTAATCTTGCTTTTAGCTCTGTTAGCACCCAGCATAGCTAGAGCAAACGTGGTGACTCCAGCGTTTACAACTGGGTCAATGAATAGTACCACTACCACAACTCAAACTATTGTGGAGACAGAGCAAGTCCAAGTGTGGGGTGCTGCTGTGAACACGTGGTCTGGGACAAACATAACTCCGTCAGCAGATATCACAACAAGCGGAACAACATTTTCCGTTACTAACGCAGCCAACCCATGGAGTTTAGAAACAACAACAAGAGCCGCAGGGTTAGTAGAGCAGCGAGATTATACACGCAATTACACAATAAACTCTACTACTACTTCGCTCTCTGTATTCTCTCAGTAAGTCCAGTACTAGCTGAAGGAGATACAAATAATAATAGTAATCCTGTGGCAGCCGCGACGGGAAATGTGACTAATCAAGCTGTCCAATTTCAGAACAATGGAGCACCAAGTCGTCAATCTTTCGGTAATAACATTTCGTGTAATGGAAGCACGATGACTTTTTCTCCTTTTTATATGGGAAACGATACTCAACCTGAAACAGAAGATGGTTATGTCATATCAGAAAACTGGGGGTTTCAAATAAACTTTTCAGTTCCTTTAAATAGAGATCTGACTAAACAATGCGAACGCATGGCAGAAAGTCAGATAAATAAAAACAAGCTCGACTTTGAGCTGGTTCGCGCTCTCAAATGTGCCGAACTTCAACAAAAGGGCTTTACCCTGCTACCTGGATCAAGGGTCTATCACCTTTGTTCTGATGTAGTACCTATTCAATCACTTTTACCCAAGAAAAAATAATGTTAGCAATCGCAAAACCATTCGTACTATCTGCACTTAGGTCACCAAAATTTAAGACTTTTGTAATTGAACTATTAGAAAAGCTAGTAGAGCAGAGTGATAACGAGCTAGATGATAAAGCCTTAGCAATAGTTAAAAAAGGCTTAGGACTATAAAGATGTCTGCTGCAAATGACATTCTCAAGATTAAAACTACTAGAGCTATTCCTAAATATCTATATAACCTTGATAAAAAAAGGTATCAAGAAAAGTGGGACCAGATTCTAAAAATTGAGAAAGCTAAAAAAAAGACAAAGAAAAAAAAGAAAACGTACAACGTATGAAAAAAGCAACTGAAGAACAGTTCAATGAACTACATCAGTTGGTCACACAAGAGTTTTTAGACAGAGTTAAGAGTGGTGAAGCTACTACTCAAGATTTAAAAGCAGCCTGTGATTGGCTGAAGTCGAACGATATAAGTGGTGTTGCATATGATGGCAACCCATTAGAAAAGCTGGCAAAAGTTATGCCACAGATAGACCCTCAATTAGTAAAGGAGAGGATGTATGGCAGGCGGAGCTAAATACGCCAATGGCAATTATAAAAGCCAACAAAAGAAATACAACAAAACAAAAAAGGGGTTAAAGCTACGTGTCAACGCAAATAAACTTAATCGGAAACTTGGTACCTATGGAAATGGAGATGGGAAAGACGCTGCTCACTATAAGGGGAGTACGACCAAGGGAAGACTCCAAAGTCCATCACAAAACCGAAAAAGCAGACTCAAGATACGTAAATGACCCCTCTACTACCTAGTCCAAAACATTACTTACACAATTTAATAACCATGACAAGTTCAGATTCTAAACGGCTCTGGAGAAGAGCTGTAAAACAGCATTTCAATTGTCAATGTGTTTATTGCGGAAACCATTATGAAGAACATGAACTCACGCTCGATCACGTCAAACCTCTTAGCCGAGGTGGAGAGACTCTTACGAAAAATATCGTATGTGCCTGCAAAACGTGCAATCAGGACAAAGGTAGTAGAAATTGGCTCCACTGGATGAGAGCCAGATTTGGACATGATCCACATAGAGAAAGAACCATAAGCGACCACATCGCTGCATAACTTATCCACTCAAGCAATATATCCGCACCCGCAAGGGTGCTTTTTTTATGGCAGGCGAAAAACGAAAACATTACGACAAAATCAAAGAAGGTTGGGCAGAAGATCCTGTAGCCGGAGCCAGCCTTAAGAAAGATTTACCATTACTAGCTACAAACTTAAATAACCCAAAACATTTAGATTTTATTTTTAATGAATACAGAAAAGAAGGCTTAATTCCTAAAAAGTTTAAAACTGCTGAGCAATTAAGAAATTATTTGCATCGAAGATTATTTGCAGAAATGTCTGGAATTATTAAAAGTGATCCAAGTATAAAAGGTGATAAAGGATTTAAAGAGGCTTATTTTAAAAAAAGAAAAAAAGAGATATTAGAAAAACTTGTTCAAGATGAAGCTATTTCAAAACTAAAACCTTTTCAACGAACGCCTGAGCAGCTAGAACAGATCTCCAAAATGAGATGGACAGGTTTGCCAATCAAGGTTAATGCTGAAGGAGAATTAAAGTTTCACCGAAGATATTTTCACGACAAAGTATCTGAAAGAGTTATTAACTTTGCTAATACGCATAAAATTCCAGATTTAAAAGACGGTAAGAAACAATATACTAAATCTGGAAAAGTGAAAATGAAAAGAGCTTTTCCTGAAGGGGCTGGCGATCAATGGGCTAAAGAAATGAGAGCCAGTTGGAATCTAATTGGTGAAAAAAATAGAGCATTAAAAGCTGCTTCTGGTTTAAGTTTTGATATTGGTCATTTTATACCTTCTATATTAGATGGACCAAATGTTGGTTTTAACGCAACTAATGAACTTAGTTCACCTAATAGATCAAAAGGAGGAACACCTTTTTCTGATACTAGAAGTTTAGCCAGACAATTAGCTATACCAGAAACTTGGATGCAAGCATTTACAGATTGGCATTTAAGACGACAGGGTTTAGATCCTAACCAATTACCTAAAGATTATCAATTAAAAGGATATCAAGTAGTTGATTCTGCTTCAGGATATAGTGACCCTAATGCTGAAATAGCTAAGAACCAAGCTAGATATAAAACTGACCAAGAGTTAATAGATGTTGTAGAAGGTTATAAAAAACAAGGAATAATACCTCCTGAAACTACCGTTATTGGAGATGGAACTAAAAATCCACAGATTCAATCTATTGATGATATTAAAAAATATAGTAGTGCTAGAAGAGCTATTGGTCAGCCCTTTAAATTTGTTAACGGTAAACCAGTTATAGTTCCAAAAAAAACTCCCATACAACAAATCTTAGGAGTTAAGCAGAAAACTAATAAATTCAATGGAATATCTGAGGCAATGAATAGTATTGTTCCTGTTGACCTAAATCCACCAGATAATTATGAAGTTAATTACACACCTAGAAACCCTAACGGTAATGGTAACGGTAACGGTAACGGCGTTAACGGTAAGAACGGTAACGGCATAGCTGTCAACGGTAAGAACGGTAAGAACGGAATCCTTAAAAGAATGGAAAACGTTAAGAACTATTCTGGTCTAGGTAAGCTCAGAGATGTAGACCAAATAGCAAACATAGGTTTAAACGTAAGTACAGGTAACGTTGGAGGAGCTGCTCTAGGTGTAGCAACCTATGGAACTTCTAAAGCTATACAAAACAAACAAGTACAGGCAAGAGTAGCTAAACAGATCACTAAATTAGTAGCTGAAAGAGGTGCTAAATCCGCAGCCAAGTTTATTCCAGGATTAGATATATTAATTTCTGGTGGAGAAACTTGGGATTACCTAAAACGTGGTAGATGGGACCAAGCCGGTATAGCTGCATTAAGTGGAGCTATTGGCTGGATACCTCTTATTGGAGATGGTGCATCAGCTTCATTGGATCTAAGTAATACAGCTATGGATATTGCTCGTCTACAAGCACCTAAAGGAAAGAATAAGAAAAAAGCCAAGAACAGGCTCTCACGCTATCTCAGAGGCTTGAATACATAATCTATACACATTCGTATGAATGATACTTTAACAGCCCTTCAGGGCGATTTTAAGCTGTTCCTACAGGCATTGTGGGACCAGCTTGATCTACCTTCTCCAACGAGGGCACAATATGCAATTGCAGATTACTTGCAGAGTGGTCCCAAGCGACTACAGATACAGGCGTTTAGGGGAGTTGGCAAGAGCTGGATTACTGGTGCTTTTGTTCTATGGACTCTATTTAATGACGCGGAAAAGAAAATAATGATAATTTCTGCCTCGAAGGAACGGGCAGACAACATGAGCATCTTTTTACAGAAGCTAATTATCGAAACACCATGGCTAAAGCATCTAAGACCTAAGTCTGATGATGCCAGATGGTCACGTATATCCTTTGATGTTTTATGTTCACCCCACCAAGCACCTTCGGTAAAGTCCGTAGGTATTACAGGTCAGCTAACCGGAAGTCGTGCAGACTTAATGATTTTGGACGATATCGAAGTCCCTGGAAACAGTATGACGGAGTTGATGCGTGAAAAACTTCTTCAACTTTGTACCGAAGCCGAATCAATCCTTACGCCGGAAGACGATAGCCGTATTATGTATCTCGGGACTCCTCAGACTACTTTTACTGTTTATCGTAAGTTGGCAGAGCGGGCTTATCGACCATTTGTTTGGCCGGCACGATACCCCAAAGACATTACATCGTACGAAGGATTAATAGCACCACAATTACAGGAAGATATAGACAATGGAGCAGAATCAGGACAACCTACAGACCCAGACAGATTTGATAACGAAGACTTACTCCAAAGGGAGTCAGCAATGGGACGAAGCAACTTCATGCTCCAATTCCAACTTGACACAACCCTTAGCGATTCTGAAAAATTCCCCCTTAAAATGTCTGATCTTGTTGTTACAAGTGTCAATAATACTACTGCACCCGATAATGTCATATGGTGCTCCGACCCTCAAAACATCATTAAAGATGCCCCAACAGTCGGACTGCCAGGTGATTACTTCTACTCACCTATGCAATTACAGGGAGAGTGGACTCCATACCAAGAAACAATCTGCGCCGTTGACCCCTCAGGAAGAGGAACAGACGAAACAGCAGCCTGTTATCTCTCCCAAAAAAATGGCTTTTTATACCTACATGAAGTGCGCGCCTACAGAGATGGGTATTCAGATAAAACCCTGCTTGATATTTTAAAAGGCTGTAAAAAATACAACGCTACAACACTTGTAGTAGAGACAAACTTTGGAGATGGAATAGTAAGTGAACTTTTTAAAAAACACCTTCAACAAACCAAACAAGCAATATACGTGGATGAGGTACGCGCTAATGTTCGGAAAGAAGACAGAATCATTGACTCGCTTGAACCTGTTCTTAACCAGCATCGTCTTGTTGTTGACCGTGGGGTTATTGACTGGGATTACAGCTCGAACAAAGACTGTCCACCTGAAAGTAGGCTCCTCTATATGCTCTTTTACCAGATGAGTCGTATGTGTCGGATGAAGTTTGCAGTCAAACATGATGACCGCATTGACTGTCTGGCAATGGCAGTTAAATACTTTACAGATGCTTTATCTATCTCTGCACAGAAACAGATAGACCTACGTAAAGAGGAAGAATGGAATGATATCTTACAGGGTTTCCTGGATGACCCACAGTCAAGTGCTAATCATTTAGTACTCGGAATGGACGTTAACCAGAGACAACAAGCTAGAGGTAAAGCTACTGGAAAGGAAGTCCCTAACTGGAGTTAAACCTAACCCCTACGTATACAGGGGAAGGGTGGACCCTTGTAGGGGAGGAGTGAGACTGCTAAAACCAGCGACTCCTTCCTTTTAATAAATATCCGTGAATGATATTACTTTAAAACACTGCTCCCACCTACCTTTAACTAAAGGAATCAGTAATAACACTATATATGCCTAAACTTAAACTAAATAGATTTAGAAAGCTATACAAGAGTCTTAAGACTCCTTGGAAACCACTCAACTGGCTAATACTTGGTTACTTGATTGGCATAGAAAATAGATACATAGAGATTGTGTCTAAACAAACAGTCGATAAAGCAATTAAAGAATATATGATAGATCATCCTCCAGAGGTCTATAAAGCTGTTGTTGAAGAAACAGAAGATGGTGGGTTCACCATTGGCTACTATCCGGAGGAAAAAGATGAATAATGTTGGATTAGAGATTATATTCTGGACTGTTTTAACCCTATACTTACTCACCCGAATAGGACTTTTTAGATGAAGATATTTTTAGATACTGCAATAGTAGATGACATCGCTAGACGTAATGACGGTCTTATAAGCGGTGTTACCACTAATCCTACCCTTATTGCTAAATCTGGACGAGTTCCTGATGAAGTGTATGAGGAAATCTTTGATCTAGGTATTAAAGACCTTAGTATTGAAGTAAGAGGAGAGTATTTTGATGAATTAATCGCTTATGCTCTTGATACAAATAAGAAATACGGTATTAAAGCAACTATTAAGCTGCCTTGTACTGTTGATGGGTTAAAAGCTTGTCAATATCTCACATCTATCCATATTCCAGTCAATATGACCTTGGTATTCAGTGTGAGTCAAGCAATACTCTGTTCAATGGCGGGTGCTACCTATATATCACCATTTGTTGGTCGATTAAACGATAATGGACAAGATGGAATCCAATTAATAAGGGATATATCCAAAGTCTTGTGTCAACATAAGAGTGAATCGCAGATATTAGCAGCTTCGCTTCGCGATGCTCGCTCTGCTGCTGAATGTTTTGCAGCTGGTGCTCATATATGTACTGTTCCTCCAAAAGTATTTGATGGAATGTTTAAACATGTCCTTACAGATAAGGGTTTATTTCAGTTCCTCCAGGATTTTGACAGAAATCTCTGAGGTCATATATACGATGTAGGCTGGTCGCAGATTCCCCCGTAGGGGGGTCGGATTTGCCCGCGCTAGATATGTAATCCAGCGAGATCCCAGTCATAGCAGTGCATCACACACGTAACGCTCGCACCCGGCCGTGTGGTGGGGGCATATGGACGCATACGCGATCAATTAACGCAGGCAGCCGCGCATTATATACACACGCCTGTGTAAAGCGACCTGTTGCTTAACGTTTTGTAACAATGCTGAGATCCCAAGCTATACCTGGAATCTGGACGAATTGAGAGAGTAATATTTGATAGTCTGTCCACTTTGGGACATATTGAGCTAGAATAAGGAAACAGATATTGATTTATTTATGTTTACTTTATTGATCTCTCCTAAGAATTAGGTGAGAGAGATAAATAAACTAAACCAAATCAAATCTCTCACGACATAACAGTCAACCTCTGGCTTAAGTAGCTTGAAACTGCCTAGATGCAAAGCAAGTCAAGCAAAACGTAACAGCGCAGCTTTGATAAGCTGTAGACCTGATAAGACGAGTACAAGAACGTAATCTGGGGACAGCGGGGAAATACACAAACGGGAAGCAAGGCAGTAAGCAAGGCTTACAACGTGGTTCAAGTCCACGTCTGCCACTTATCCATACAAGGATAAATTGTAAATTTATTTTTAATGCTTATGTATTACATAGAAGATCGCACTTCAACTTGTGTTGAAGCTATAGCTGTTAGTCCTTTACGCAAGGTCGCAAAGGTTAGATACCACAACGGTGGAGAGTATACATACTCTAATGTTTCAAGGCTTTCAATCCTTAACTTAGTGCTAAACCCTAGTGTTTCACTAGGTTTCTGGGCTAACAAGGTTAAGCGAGCTAACAAGGTAGCTTGCAAAGCTACAGGGTTCAACGTCTACAGCAAGGCGTTACTCACCTAACGATGCACGGTGGATCGCTCAGAATGCAGGCTATACCTGGATTCATGCGTGATCGAGAGGTTCGATTCCTCTCACATCAATTGCTACTCAATGAGAGTAGTTAATTTTTATTATGCTTACTAATCAATTAACTACATCCGATAATTTCATTAAGGATGCAGTAATAGATCATGTCCTTAAGGACTTAGATCTACAGCTACAAGATTTAAAACATCTTGATCAGCATGGCTGGGATATGTTCGAGATACTTTGCATAGCAAAGAGAGACAGTATCCGAGGTGCAGTATGACTAGAGTACACATCACACCTAAGTCAAGCAATGGTAAGGTCGGTAAGATACCAGTCACCACAACGGAAGAGAGCAGTTGTCCTACAACATGCCCATTCTATGGTGGTGGTTGCTATGCAAAGTCAGGCTTTCACTTACGTAATCACTGGCAGAAGGTCAGCAATGGTGAGCGAGGCACTGACTGGCAGGGACTCACTGACTTTATTAAGTCACTCAAACCTAATCAGTTATGGAGACATAACCAAGCAGGCGATATCCCACACTTCGAGGGATTAATAAACTTAGGTTTATTGAAGCAGTTGGTTGATGCCAACAAAGAAAGCCAAGCCAAAGGCTACACATATACTCATCACTTGCTCAACACACATAACAAGGAGGCTATCAAATACAGTAATCGCAATGGATTTACTATCAATTGCAGTACTGAATCCTTAGAGGCAGCTGATTCAGCTATGAATCAAGGGATGCCAGCGGTCACTGTTATACCTTCCGATCATAAAGCTATCGAGTCCTACAAAGTAGTACACGACGGTAAGAAACAGGAACTCTTTAAGGTTAAAGAGAAGATCACTACACCTGAGGGACGTAAGGTAGTTGTATGTCCAGCTCAGACTTGCGCTCCGACTAAGTGTGAGACTTGCAAGCTGTGTTCTAAATCTGACCGCAACTACGTTGTTGCATTCGTAGCTCATGGCGGCGGCAAAAAGAAAGTAGATACTTTCCTTAATTCCTAACTTGTCCACTTTAGTAACTTATTCAAACATGAACGTTTTAATTGGCTGTGAATACAGCGGTGTTGTTCGTGAGGCATTCGAACAACGTGGTCATAATGCGTGGAGCTGTGACCTACTACCCAGTGACAAACCTACATTCAAACATTATATGGGGGATGTCTTCGAGTTCCTCGATGGTGACTGGGATTTAGCTATCTTTCATCCACCATGTACTGACCTAGCTATCAGCGGAGCTGCTCACTTCAAAGAGAAGATCAAGGATGGCAGACAGCAACGGGCTATTGAGTTTGTCGAACGTCTTTATAAATGTGATATCCCAAGGATATGCATAGAGAATCCAGTCGGGGTACTTAGTACTAAGTCCAAGCTCGGCAAGCCTACTCAATATGTACAGCCCTATGAGTACGGACACTATGAGACTAAAAAGACTGGGCTTTGGTTACGTGGTCTTGATCCACTCAAGCCAACAGATATCAAGGATTTAACTGGCTTACCTAAGAAGGTAACTCAAAGACTACACTATCTCCCACCTTCTCCCGATAGATGGAAGATTAGATCTACCACATACAAAGGCATAGCCCAAGCTATGGCTGAACAGTGGGGGTAGATAATTAGTGGCATTAAGAAGCACCTGAAGGAGAATATGACAAGGTTAATTCGAAAGATTCTTATGTAAGTCCACTCTTAATACGTGGCATCGTAACACTAATGTAAGCCTGTTTAGCGACAGCATTAATTGTGTCAATCATGTGTAAGTCCACGACTTAACTAATTAATTACTGGCATTAACACACGCGCTCTATCTAAGCAGTTTAAGTTCATGTAAGTCCAGTAATTTTTTTTTTATTTATTTTTATTTGGGCAAGGACGCTTTTACACACTCATCAATCAAGGACGCTCTTGATCGAGGGAATCGTGTGCCTACCTGGAATTACAAGGATGCAAGGACATGGACGGTTCGACTCCGTTACATCCAATTGCCCACGCACTGAGCGGGGCTTTACTGACTATGTTTTACAACACTATTAACGAAGTCACAAACACTTTAGTGGCTTCTAATAAAACTTCAAGGACACAGGAAGATATTATTCTTGACTGTTTCAAATCAGCTCGAGAACCTTTAAGTCCTTCAATGGTTCACTTCCTAACCAAACTTAAGTGTCCTATCACTTCTATAAGAAGAGCTATGACTGATTTAACTAAATCTGGAAGTCTTAATAAAACTCCTAAATACACCATAGGAAAATTTGGTAAGAAAGAACATCTATGGGTAAGGGGGAGAGTATGAACCAAGCACAATTTGTACATGAATTAATGAGCTTTTTATTCGGCTATGACTATGAGTATATAGCTGATGAAGACTGCTCTTATGAGTTAGCACTTGGCATGATCAAGGAGCAATACAAAGAATTAAAGAAAGTGAATGAGCCTGAGTTATTTCCTGTAAACGATTCCAGGAGAGCGAGTTTGAGAGATACACAAGCAAGACAAGCAGCAATGAGGCAAGGACAGCTATGAATATTTATCCCTCAGATACTCAACAATCCCTGTTATATCAACTGAACCAAGTTGTATATCTTTCTACTGAATGGTGGAGAATCAAGGAGATTTTAGAGAATTATGTTAGTCCCAAACTATATACACAACAGTGGAAAGAGTTCTAAACGAACACTAAAACCGCAAGCTTTGCGTTCCGCAAGGAAGCGAGCAAAGCATACAAGACTACGCCTGACAGTCAGTAAACCCTCTCGCAAGAGAACAGGTGTCTAACACACTCATCGCAAGGAGGTACGGCGTGATTTCTTATCAAGTTGAATACAGCAACAAAAAATGCTGGGAACACGATTGGCGTTGGCACTTTATGGACGGACACGACCATGAAGACATCGCATGGAAAGCCAAGGACTGGTGTGATACCAGGGGATTTGAGCTTATTGATATTAAACCTATTACTGGGAGTTATCCATTATGAAAAGAAAACCGAATAAAGGTCAGAGGTATTTCCCAAATAGCTGTGAAGCAATAAGAAATACACCTGATAAGTATTTTCCTTCGATGCCTTATGAAGCCTTCGAGGACTGGAAAGTATATGGCTATCAGATACCTGAATCAGTATTTGCAATAATTCGTATGAAGGATAGCAAAGGAAAATATTCAGAAAAGTTCTACAACACCCAACGTGGAGCTGAAAACTGCATTAATAAATGCATGAAAGAAAATAAAGAAATATATATGTGCACTATGGAAGGCATGTATCACTTAAAGCCTTCAGATTTACCACTTGACTTTAATAACCAATGAACAGTAAAACATTTAACAGAAGATATAACAATTTGTTACGCGATATCTCAATTCATCCACATAAGGACGAAATCCTTAACATTATGTATCAACAGGTACAAGATGAGGTTGACACGCCCACTACACTAAGTAAATCTACTCATTAAATTAGTATTTATGCAACTAATATCTTTTGGTTCCTTCTATTTAGGGATAGAAGAAGACAAATATTGCGATTGTTCTATCCATTTGGGTAGAGTTTTGCTAGAATACCAATGTCCATCCGCTAAATCAGATGACAAACTCAGACCCAACGAGGGTAGTAACGGATTATCAAATGGCGAAGCTGGCGCAAGCAATTGAACACTTCCGTACATTAGATAAAGAGATACCCGCCCAAGTTATTGCTACCTTCTTATATGTTGCTTCCCATGATGACTGTCAAAAAGGTGATCTGGAAAAGGCTCTTGCCTTCTCAACTGCTAGTGGTAGTCGTAACACTGATTGGCTCAGTGAGTTTCATAGATTAAATAAGGCTGGACTAGGACTGTTAATTAAGTATCGAGATCCAACTAACAGAAGGAAGCAGATAGTTAAGTTAAGTCCTAAAGGTCGAATACTTGTACAACAACTAAAAACAATTATTTATGGTCAAAGCGACTTGGGGTAATTGCCTCAAACATACTATAAACACCCGTGATTCCTGGATTTATGGGACTGGCGCAAAGTCCGCCATCACATATGCCAACTATTTCACAGAGTTTAGAGGACTAGGTTTCCCTGTAGAAAAGATCACTATCCCATTGATAGATGAACTTAAACAGCATCTTAAAACAGATGGACGTGCAAACGCCACTATCAATAGATGTTTGTCTTCTATAAAAACAGTACTCAATCACTGTAAAGATCATGGATTAATTTTCTTTGAGATTCCTAAATGGAAAAAACTTAAAGAGAATAAATATCAGCGCATCCATTTCACTAAGGATGAAGTCGAAGCCATTGTGACCGCAGCTGTGGATACTCATGGACGGCAAGACTTAGCTGATATCGTTAACTTCGCTGCCTATACAGGCATGAGACA